CGGTCATTAGCGCCTTTGCCGTCTCGGTCATTAGCGCCTTTGCCGTCTCGGTCATTAGCGCCTTTGCCGTCTCGGTCATGTCGGAAGCTCCCACCTCTCAGCCGTCACTTGCTCAAAGTCGAACGTCGCCACGTCAGGCGGTCTGCTGTCGGTGTAGTCACTCGTCACGCGGAAGATTGCCCCGTCAGAAACGCGGCGGAAAACCTCGTGATACTCAAGCGCAACACCTCGCGCCGTCGTGATGGTGTAGACGCTGGAAACGCCCTGCTTCTCGGCGACACGCGCTTGCAAACTCTGATCTTTGACAATCGCCGCGTCGAACTCGTCACCGTCCGTCCAGCTCGTTTCAAAGCCGCCCAGTCCGTCAGGGACGCGCTTTTTTTCCAGCATCACGCACGACTGCAAATATCCATCAATCAGCTCTGCGTTAATCATCGCTTATCCTCCGATAAGGGGTAAGGCGGGAGGCAAAAGCCCCCTGCCAGCCCGTCGGCGCACCAGTCGTGCCGGATGCGCGGGAGTAACTGTAACCGCCGAAACTCTCAGAAACCTTGTCGGTCACCGGGTTCTTTTCCGTGTACGCTGTGATTTCAATCGCAAGCTCTCTGACGCTTTTCGGAATTGCCAGCGCCCAGATTTCGCCCTCGAAGGTTTCATCCGTCAGTGTCTCGCCACTCTGATAGACGTGCAGCCCATCGGAAAACACGCTGCCCTTAATGCGGTAATACTGTCCCGGTCTCAGAAAGTCAACGTCAGGGATGCCGGAAGCGATGGTGAACGTCCCAGTGTCACACCTGACGGGAAACCAGTTTCGCAAGTGCGTCAGCACCGCTTCAAGCATCTCCATAGCTTACTCCTTGGCCGCTGCCTTGGCCGCCGCCGCAGCGGGCTTCGTGAACGTCGCAACCGCGATGCCGTCCAGATACTCCGCCCAGAGCTTCATACCCATCAGCGCGTACATATCGCCAGTAGCGCGGCTGTAATCGCCCTCGGCGTGAACGCCGATCAGGTTGGTTTCGCCCTTGACGGTATAGTTCAGCCCCAGCTTGCCAAAGTCGCTGTCGCCGGGGTCGATGTAGTACAGGTCGATGTTTTCCACCGGAGTGGCGATGACTTTGTTCTGAGCGATATACTTGGTCGGCAAAAGGAAAAGAGTGCGGTAGCCGAGGAAGTTTTCGATGTAGTTCACGCCGAAAGCGGTCTGCACGGTGATATCCTTGTCGCCGAGGTAATCATAAGCGTCAAGGATGTTGGCAAAGCCCACAACCTCGGTCACGTCCTTGTCCATGCCGGCGAACTTCTCAAGCACCTTCGCCTTGCCCATGGCAAGCGCACGCTGCCAGCTCGTTTCGCCGGTCACTTTCAGCGAGCCGGTGCCGAGGAAAGTGTAAAAGTCGGTCAGAACCTTCGTTTGCAGGACGTTAATGAACGCCTCGTCGGTCTTTTCGACGGCGACTTCCGCGCCGTACTTGGCGACGCTCTCAATGCTGACGCTCTTGGCGTACTTGGCAACCTCGATATCGCCGTAGGTCGTGGGCGCAACCTTGAGCTGGGTGAACGGGATTTCTTCGCCCTCACCCACGCTCGTACCGCCCGCAAGAGTGCCGTCAACCGTCGCCTTGTAGGAAACCAGCTTCGTGCCGGGGGTCTTACGAATCGGGCGCATGATGCCCATGATCTTACGCAGTGCATCCCAGTTGTCGGAGAAACGGGTAACAAAATCAACCTCTCGCGCTTCGGTGGTAAACTGCGCGGCGGTCGTCAGTCCAGTTTTAGCAGCCATATTCTAGCTCCTTTCGGTCATTCGGATTCAGCCGCCATGCTTTCGGCAAGTGCCTTTTGGCGTTCTGCCGTGGAAAGCAGGTAGCGTCCTTTATCGTCTTTCTTATAGATTTCTTCGCGGCTCATCTTGCCGCCGATGTGAGGCGGGGTAGCAGGGTCAGCGCCGTCCGTTCGTTTCTTCGGAATGAAATCCGCATAGTCGGTCTGGATGCCCTTCTTCACGCCGTCAGCGTCTTCCAGCTTGCCGTCTTTGACCTTCATGGCGGAAAGATCAGTCAGGCGTACAATGCTGTCAGCTCGCTTTCCGGTGATGCCCAGCGCGTTAAGCTGCTCCCGGTACAGTCGCTCGGCCAGTGCCGCCGATTCTTTGGCGTTCTGGTCGTTCTTGTACTTCTCAAAAGCCGCATGCTCGCTGTCATACTTGCTTTTGTAGTCCTCTCCGCCGCCCTTTGCTTTCAGGTCGTCCAACTCCTTCTGGACGCCTTCCAGCTTCTCAGCGTCGGCTTTGTAGCCCGCCATCTGGCTTTTCAGCCCGTCAACGGTTTCCGTGTGCGCCTCAACCACGCTGTCAACCTGTTCTTCGGTCAAACCAAGCGCCTTGAGGAATTTTCTCGTGAATGCCATGTTTACGCTCCTTTACTTCGGGGGCTGTTCTTCGCCCTTCGCTTTATATATGCAAACGGCGGTACTTTGCCGTTTTTGCTTTGTTAACCGCGTTTATTCTTCGTAAATGATGGTTAACCCGTAGGCTTTCGCGGCCTCATGCTCAATCTTGCATCCGCGTGCATTCTCCCAGCCCTTACAAAAATAAGCAGCATGGCAAAGCGACATATTTTCAAGGGATTTTGCGAGGAAACACAAGGGAATGTTTTCAACGCCGCGTTCCTTCATGGATTCCTTCGAATACCATTCGTCGGTGAACAGGGTGTTAATGATTTCATAGCCGCGCTCTTTGAGTACGGCAATAGCGCGTTCACGGGTAGCGATGATTTCTTCTTCGGTTTTGCCCGCCATAGGCTGGGACAGCATAACTTTCATCATGTTTCGTTCCTTTCTTTTTTGAAAATGCCAAAATAAAAACCGCTGTTCTCAGCGGTGCTTGTCAATTTCCTTGTTTGCCTTTGCCCTGATTTTCTCGATCTTCCGCGCCAGTGCGCGTTGACCTTGCCTTGTGCCAGTCGCGGATTCTCGCGCATGTTTGATCTCTTTTCGCGCTCCCCTGCGGATTTTCTCGCGCCTGAACCACTTGATAAGTCCCATTTTAACCTCCTGACAGCTCGTCTCGCATGATTTCCTTGTATTCTTCGCGGTGATCTTCAATCGCGGGTCTCAGATAGTGATGCGGTCGCATAAACGATTTACCAACGCCGCTTCCTCGTGTCGTCGTGAATTGCTCCCATTCAGGCGGTGCTTCAAAGTGTGGGCCCGTGCCTAGCTCAACATACGGCGCATATTCGACGTTGCTTCCAACGCTCACCACGTCGTCATCAACCCTGTGCGTGATGCTGTTTTGCAGCGTTCCGCCGATATACCCTTTCTTTCCTGTGCTTTCAACCGTTCCCTTCGGGCACTTGTCTTTCGCGTATCGCTCAGCTTGCTGACCGATGGTCTCAAGCGCCCGCGCCTTTGCGCGTTCCAGTTCTGCCAGAAACGCCGCGCTGTTGTCGATCAGATTTCCCGCCATTGTTCGTCTCCTTCCATCCCGCCCACTCCGCGTAGGTCTTGAACGGTATTGTTTCGCGGGTGATGTTGTCGATCCGCGTCTCATTTCGCGGCGGATATTTTGGATTGTACGACACGAGCGCACACCGGCAGTTGTACACGTTCGCGGGTCTTGCGTTCGGGTCGCCCGGACACATGATCTCGCCCAGCTCGCTTTGAAACGGCTTGTCTACGTCTACGCGCTGTCCGTCAAGCATGGCGTGAGAGTGGCGCGTGTGGTTGTCCAGCGTCGCCCGCCACTCCTTTTGCAGCTTGATACCCAGCTTTGCCGCCTGATGATAGCTTTCGATTCGTCCCGCGTTCTGCGCGTAGGTCATTGCGGTTCTCGCGTGTCGCCTTGCGCTGACCTCGTTCGCCGTCGTCACGCGCTGCAATCGCTTCACAACCGTCTCAAGCGGTTCACCTTGAAGGATGCCCTGCGTGATCTGCTGCGTGATCTGCGTATGATTCCAACGCTTGTCTACCGGTATATCCACCTTTGACGGCGGCAGAAGGTCGGGCTGGTCGCGGATAAGCTGCTTGACGGTTGATGCGTCGTACAGCTCAAAGCCCATGTTTATCCGTCCGCCCTTTTCGAGCATATAGCTCGACCAGTTTGCATTATAGGCAAACGCTTCCGGGGTCGTGTCGTTGATGATCTGCATGGCAAGCTCATTGCTATGCGTCAGCGTCTCCGTCATGTTGGAAAGCATCTGACGCCAGCGCTTTCCCTGGAACACTTGCCCCGCCAGCCAATCGCGGTACGTCTCTTGCGTGATCTCTCCCGCTTCGAGCTGCGCACGATACTTTTTATCATCCCTGCGGAATTTCGCGATGAACTTGTCGAGCTTGCGCTGAATATCAGCCGCCGCGTCAGTGTACACGTCACGGATGCGCCGCTCTAGCTCTTCGATCTGCTTATCAGTCCACAGTACCGCTTGATCGGCCAAGTGCCGTCACCCCCGCCGCGTTCGCATAAATCCGCTCTTTCATCAGTTTCCCGGAACCTTTTCCGTTGTTCAGAGATCGCTTGTCACACTCAAAAACGCACGTGAAGCGCTCGTCCTCCACTTTGTAACTGCTGATAAATACGGGAGTTTTCTGCTCCGCTGCCCAATTAAAAAAGGATTCATGGTCGAATCCTTCATAACTGCCGCAGTCCGTGTCTTGATACGGGATATCTGCGTAAATCACACTATTTTCTGGAATTTTGACGTTTTCATAGCTTTCGAATGAGATTTCCAGCCTTTGCAGCCTTTGCAGACTTTGCAGCCTTTGCAGACTTTGCAGCCTTTGCAGACTTTGCAGCCTTTGCAGACTTTGCAGCCTTTGCAGACTTTGCAGACTTTGCCTAAGCCTGTACAATCCGACAAGCTCATTGTAATCGTCGGGAAGCGGCATAAACTCCTGCATACGTTGGTACATTTCCTGCGTCGGGAACTCCCATTGTGAGCGCCCGAAGTAATGCCCCGCCATCTGCGTTCCGAGACGACGCTGAACCTCGGCCTGCGTCAAGCCTGACGTTTTCAAGGCTTTCAGAAGATACACCCTCAGTTCTTCCTCGTCTCTCTCGATATCTGCTTTCGCGTTTTTAATCAGTTCGTCAAGCTCTGCCGGTGCGTATTCTTGTTGTGAAAGCCACCACCGAATATATTTATCCTTGTACTCGGCTTCATGTGCCAGAACGTCTGCGCGGCTTCCGTCGCCGTCAATTCCCATATTTCGTAGGAGCGACGTGTCGCCAAAAACCCGCGCATAGTGCAGCGCTTTTTTCCATGGTTCCACTTCCTGCGCATATAGATAGTTGATTCCGTTATTTCCAAAGCTCCAACAATATCTTACATACGGGTCAACATCTTTCAATTTTTGAAACGTTTCTCGATCAATCCAGCGCTTTTCATCCGCATACTCTCCGCATATTGCGCCCTCGAACAGCTTTAACGGCATTTCGCAAATGTCGTTCGCTACAATCCGCTCCCACTTCGGTGCAAGCCCTTCACAAATTTCAAGCGCTGCGTGTGTTATAGCGCAACCGCCAGCGCAGATATCGATTAAAACATCAGCCGATGGAAGAAAACTGACTATTTTCCGCGCTATGCTGTTTTTACTCCCTTTGTACGGTATGCCATAGCGCTTCACGTCGTTTCCTCCTCCGATTCCTTGCGCACAAACCGCCCTTCCGTTTCCTCGTCCAGCCGCGCCATGATCTCCGGCACTTTGTCAATGTAGATGTTCGGCAGATTCTCGAGGATCGTCTGTCTGTCAAGATACGGTGCTTCGAGCATCAGCATTTGAACCTGTTCAAGCTGGTTGCTGATGCGGTTGCGCTTGTACGTCGGAAAAACGTCATCGGGAACGCCAACGAGCGCCAAAAGCTGACGGATGCAAACGGTCAGTTGATACTCAAAATCATCCGCGTTTTGGTCGAGGGCTTGATACGCGGCATTGATCTCCGTCGCGGTCTTGCTTCCCGCCTGCACAGTCTGTGCGTCAAATGCGCCGAAGTTGCGGTAGATATCGTCCTTGATCTGCGCCAGAAACGCGCTTCTCGATGCGCTCGGCGGCTCTTGCGTGTATGGCGTAATCTTCCCGCCGTCCTGCGTGTCTGCCTCCGCGATGTGCGTAAGTTTCAGCCTGTCGCGGAACTTGGCCAAATCCGCATCAGACATGCCTCCGTAATTCTCAACGAGCCAGTAGATTTGGCTGCACTCCGAGAGGTCGTTCGCGAAATCTGAACACACAAGGTCGTATGCGTCAATCGCGCCGCGCATGCCGACAAGCGTTGACTGATGCAAGTCGCTTCCCCAGAGCGGCACGATAGGCAGGCCGCTGTAATTCTCACCGCCGACGATGGTTTCCTCATCGTCAATCGCGGCTTTCTGCACGGTCAGCTTGTACGCACGCTTCGGTTGGTCAATCTTGTAATCGTCTCCCCTCTCGGCTTTGTAGACCGTGAAGCCGTCTTCCTCGTAAAGTGCGGCATAGCCGGGGTGATTGTCGTCAATGCGCCAGTAGCGCACACCAGCCCGCAAGGCGCTGTTGCGCTCATCCCATAGCGGCGCGAACTGATACGCGGGGAAGCGGTGTAAGTGATCAACATCGAGAAACACATAGCAAACGCCGTGAATCAGTGCCAGATACGCCGCGTTCGAAATGTCGGTGTCAAAGTCCTTTCCCAGTTTTTCCTTCACGCCGTCGCGCGTGAACGTCACACCGTTGCCGAGTGAGTACGTTGCGCGCTGCTTGTTGAGCTGCCGGAAGAAGTTAGACGCGATTTGATGGTTGCTCGCGGTGTAATCCTTCACTTTCATTCCGTTCAGCGCGTACAGGAGCGGCGCAGCCTGCATGATGGTTTTGTTCTTCTGTGCGTCGTAAAGGTCAGCGTCTCGCGCTATCTCGCAAAAATCGCTCGATTTGTGTTGGAAAATAAGCTGCTTGATAGCTGTAATGCGCTGCTCGTCGCTGTCGCCGAAATCGACGAAATCCTGATACGTGACGATTCTGCCCATCGGGCTATCACCTCCTTATGCGAAAAATGGGCTTTTATACTCTTCTTTTGGCTTGACTAGCCGCATGGTGCGCACTCCATAGCGCAGCGCGTCCATTAAGTGATCGTTGACCTTGATCGGCTTGTCGTCCGCCTTGTCGTCCCAAACATAGCCGTCAAACTCTTTCCGCAGCTCCGGCAGATTGTCGAAAATCCGCACGTCGCCGCGCTGCATGCAAACCGCAACGTCGCGGATGCCGTCCAGCACGTCGTTATCTGCCTTCCTAACACGGAAGGCAAGCCGCGAACGCCTGAGCGCCGCGATGAACGATGCGGCCGAAGGGTCAATGATTGTCATCACGCCGCGCTGCTGGTCTTCCAGCAGGCTCTCGCTGACAAACCGCTCCATGTCGCGCACATAGTCCTCATCGGTCTTTTGCACTTGCGTGTCGCGTCCTGAATAGCGGTATTCCCGGAAAATATGCCAAACGCCCTCGCTTTTGCCCCATAGCAGAGCAGCGAAGGCGTTTTGCGTGCCGTAGTCGATGGACATAAAAACATCACGCCAGCGCGGCGGCGTGAACGGTGTTTCGAGCGCTGAGGAATAACCGGGGTAGATCATGCCCTCGGCTTGTGCCCAGCGCCCTAATATGTATCGGTCATAGTAGACAGTACCCTCGAAATCCTTCTTCATTCGCTCTTTTACGCGCTTGTCAAGGAAAGGGTTGTCGTCAATCGTGTATTGCTGGATGTACCAGTCAGCGCCAGCTTTGTCTAGCCGCTGCTTGAACCAGTGATTCGGGCCTTCCGGGTTGCACGTCCCATCAAAAAGGCTGTACGGCTTGTCTAAACGCGATTGAAGCATCGCGAAGACGGATTCCGACCATGTAACGACCTCGTCGCCGTAACAATATTTGACGCTTTGTCCGCGCAGACGGTCTACGTGCTTTGCGTTATCCGCGCCCAGACAGTAGACGCGCTGACCGAACAGAACCGCCGTGTTGTCGCTTTTGATGTCGGAGATCATATCCGTTCCCCATATCTCCTGCATCGGGTCAATGATATTTCGCTGTATCGTTCCGCGTGTGTTCCCAAGGATGACGTTAAGCCCCGGTTTCCCTTCACCCTCGATCAGACGCTTCGGCAGGATGAAATAGTCGCCGTATGTCTTGCCTGAGCGCGTCGCGCCGATTTTGATGTTCCATGTAGCCGTTGCTTCGCGACGGTATTCGCGCTGCTTTTTACTGAGCATTTGGCGCTCCTGATTCTGCGTCAAGCCGCTTCATAATCTCCTGCACACGGTCGAGCTGCTTCTCCGCGTCGCTCTTGCTGTTCGCAAGCTCCGCCGCGAACTTCGCCGCTGAAACGTCGCCCTTCATTCCGCGCTGGAACATTGCAATCATCAGCGCCATACCGTATGTCTTGTCATCGTCTTCGATGCCGAACATACCGCTCATCTGTGCTTTGAGGTTTTCGTCTTTGACTGACGCATCGAGAATCAAGCTCATGCACTCGGCGAGCGTCTTTTTCTCTCGCTGCTTTTTCGTGCCGTTCTTTCCACTCCTGCTTGCGTCAATCGTCGCCGAATCGTCGCCGTTCCCGAATCGTTTACCGCGTTTCAGATTTGCAAGGCTGTTCGGGTGCACCCCACGCGGCATTCCGATTCCTCCTTATCGAGCGTTAGAACGGCAGATCGCCAGTCCACGCTTTTTCAGCCTTTGAGCGCTTTGTCCTGCGCCTGCTCGCCGCCGTGGACGATCTGAGCTTGTTTATCTTCGCGAACTTTCCTGAACCGCTTGCCATGCTGCATCCCTCCTGATGTAATAGTTTTGTGGTGCATCGTGATTGATCGTGCCGTACAGCCTCGCTTGCTCATCCATGATGTCTGCATTGAATCGGTACAGCTCTTCTCCTTCCTCGATGACGATTTGCTCAATCGAGTTCGACGAGCGCATATTTGCACTCCCGTGAATCGTGAAGAAATGCCCCGGAAACGTTTCAACGGTGATGATTTTGCAGTGGTAGTTTGAGAAGGCGACTTGCGTTTTGTCGCCAACGTCAAGCTCCTTGTACAGATACGGGATAAGGCGCTCTTTCTCGTGTGAGTAGAAGTAGCCCGAAAGCAGGATGGTTAGCTGCTCCAAGTCCGTCCACTCGATGATGTTCCGCAGACTGTCGATGTTGTCTTGCGACATTCCCAGCGAACAAATATATATTTTTTTCGGGCTGATGCGTTTTTTCATCACCAGTGCTTCCAAGAGGTCGCCGAAAATGAAATCGCCAGACACCCATGCGAATGTTCTTGCCCCTTCCGTCAGGTCGATTTTCTCCGCCAGCTTTTCAGCGTTCCGATAGACGACCTTGTGCGAAACGTTTTTCACGTTCATTTTCGGGCGCATGATTCGCGTTTTGAATCCGCCCTCGTCTTCGTTTTCTTCTCCAAGCGTCAGATCGAAATCGTCAAGGTCGAAGTCGAGTTCAAAGTCAATCGCGCTGTCAAACGCGATATCAAGACTGTTTTTTTGAACTTGCTTTTTTCCCATGCCGCAAGCCCTCCCCTGCACATCCTCCTGAATCAGCATAAGCAACGCCGCTCCCACTCTGCGTCCCTGTTGCGTTGCGTCCCGATTTGCGCCGGAGGTAAAGCACAAATCACCCCAAAACAAAAGCCGTGACGTTCGCCGCGGCTTTGCTGCTGATTATTTGCCAGCGTCCTGCGCTTTGCGCTCTCCGCTGATTTTAATGTTATCACACGGTCGCACTCTATGTGTAGCTCCAACCGCTCTATAAGTCTACTGCAAGTCGCCTATAATCTCCCTCTTGTACGCCCAGCCCGTACTTTCGGCCAGCCCTTGACGCGCCGTTGCCTCAGTGACGGACAGCCCCTCGATAAAATACGCCTTGCAAAACTCACGCACTCGGCTGACCTTCTCAAGTGTTTCGATTTGCAACACAATCTTGTCGATCACCTCAAGTGCCGCGTATATCGCCGTAAAGTATGCCATGCTCGCAGCTTGCAGCGCCTCGAAAGCCTTGTCACGCCGTATGACATAGGCTTCAAGCCCTGCACCGCTGGACGAGCCAGACGGCATGCCCGTGAGCTTTTGCGCCGTCAGATAGGCGGCTTTCTCTTCCTCGTAGGCTTCTTCCGTCCTAACATACGCCTTGCGCTTTTTTCGTGTGTCGAGTAGCGTTCGCTTGTCTGCTTCCGTCAACTGCATTATTAACCTCCTTTTTGCACCTTTTTCTGAAATTTTTCCCAGCGCTCACGACTGCGCTTTCTGCTTGTTTCCTCCAGGCAAGCCGTGTAGCGGTTTTCCAGCACCGTTTTCCGTCCGTCGGCATACGCCTTGTATCTCTCGCATCCCGCGTGACAGCCGACCTCGCGGCTCGCGCAGTCGCGGCATGGCGCGTCATTCACGGCTATCACCTGCCCACGGCGTTTCCCTCATTTCCGCGTCCGTCGGCTTGCGCAGCCAGCAGCGCCATTCTTTTTCGTACAAAATCCCCATCATCGCAAGATACTTGCTCACAAAATCCATTTTACAGGTCTCTCTAACTGGCGTAATCAGTACCCATCCGTTTATGCCTCCGTCAAACTCCACCCATAGCGGCGCAGCATCAGCGCCGCCTTCGCAATATGCGTCCAGCTCTTCCAGCGTCAGCACGCGATTCTTCGGCTCTGCGCGACGCGACGCCGCAGCTTGCAGCCGTTCTATAATTTTTTCGTTCGACGTGTTTCCGGAAAACTCTATGCGCGGCGATGTGCTTTCGCACGTCACACATTGATACCACGCGGAGATAAGATCCAGCGCGGGTGTAATCAGAGAGGTGCAGGTTTCCATCCTGTCTCCGCAATATGGGCATTTCGGTTTTTCACTCATCGCTATTACTCCTTGGTCTTGGTAAATCCATTTTTGCGCCGCAGCGCGGGCAGTATTCGGTCTGGTGCTTTCCTGCAACTTGGTTGCAAACGCTACACACAATTTTGCAGTATGTATAAACGTCGGGCGGCGTAGGAATAATCCAATAACCATGTTGTACCGGCTCGGCGCGGCGCATCGCCATTCGGAACGCCGATTCGGAATCAATGCCGGTTGGCGAATCCCAGCCGCATTTCGTGCAGACGTAGCAAAATGCGGCGTTACACAAATGCATCAACTCCATGTCAGCCCCGCATCCGGGACATTTAGGCGTGTTATTCATGAATTGATCTCCTCTTGTTATTTTTCACCATTCAACAATTCGGTCATATTCACAATCGGCGTTGCGCTGTCTCCGCTGATAATCGGCAGCTGACCATTCCACTTTTTAATGTATTCTTTCTGGATCACTTTGTCCGTAATGTTCTTCGATTCTACTTCAAGGCGATAACTTTCTGCGTCAGCTTGAATCCTAACTGCTTCCGCATCGGCCTCAGCCGCGATCTTCTTTTTTTCTGCATCAGCCTGTGCCTTAATTTTTTCACGTTCTGCTTCGGCCTCGGCAATGATGGTCTGCTGCTCCTGTTCGGTCTGCGTTTGCAGTTTCTTCTGCGTGGCAACCTGTTTAGCTTCCACTGCGTCGGTAAAGGCATCAGAAAAATCAATATCCGTAATGGCGACATCTTTGATTTTTACATCATAGATTTCCATTTTTGAATAAATAGTTTCATAAACTTCGCTAGAAATGATTCCTCGTTCAGAAATCAATTCTTCTGCCGTATATTTTGAGAAAACAGCTTTCACTGCATCCAGGATGCACGGCTCCATGATTTTACTGCCGTAATCCTCGCCAACCTGTGAATAAATACGTCTTGCTCCATCTTCTGACAGTTTATAATTGCAGGTCATTTTGATGTCAACTTGTTGAATATCTTTGCTGAACGCCGAACAAACCACCTCATATTTCTGCCAGCGGCAATCCATTTTGACTACCGATTTCCACGGAGGAATGACGTAGAAGCCGGGTGTCAAAACATCAGCTTCAGCCTTACCCCAATTTAAGACAATGCCGACATATCCTTCTTTAATTGTCGTTGCAGACGCGGAATCCGCGCAGGAAAAAGCGATAACAACTGCGACAATCAAAACAGAAATAATAGTGCAAACCTTTTTCATAATTTTCCTCCTGACTTTTACTTTCTATATTATTCCTTATCGGTTTTTACGCGGTTCTCAAGTTGCTCGATGCAAGCGAAAACGTCAAGCATCAGCATTGTTCTACAACTCACGTCCTCGTAATATGGGCAATCCTTGCGGCACTCACTTAAAAGGCACAAACTCACAGCCTCCTTGATCTCTTCAGGCGTTTTCATCGCTCTTCCTCCGTTTCTGTTCCTTCGCGTCCTTCTCCGCCGCCAGCTTTTCCAGCATGTCGGCAGATTGCTGCTTTGCAGCACTTCCGCAATCGACAAATTCAAAAAGTGCACAACCGCGACAACTCGCGCCACAACAGAGCCTCAGTGTCTTGACCAGCTCTTCCGCGCTCAACTGCGGAATTTCGGGCTTCTTTTCCGCATGCTTGCACACCTCCGGGTGTTCGCTCGTCGGGCACGTGTCGCCGCGATACGGACAGTCGCCGTTGGTGCAGACACTTTCAAATTCAGCGTACCATTTACATTTCATCGGTCATTTCCTCCGTTTCATCAAAAATCTCAAGTTGCAACTCGTCTTTGCTTTCTCCGCCTTTCCCTACCCACCAGCGCAAGACCGATTCACCGTCCGTCCAATGCCTATTGATGGATTTTCCCGCTTTTCTTCTTGCGTCCAGCATCTCGTCAAAAGTGCGGATGTAAAATTTCTTAAACTGCGGGAAAAACTCAAGCTCTCTTTGCATGCTCGCAGAGCCGCCAAGCGGACAGGCCACGCAGCCAAGCCGTTTGAATCCGCAATCGTACAGCTCGCAGTACGGTACGTTGTAGAGCCGTACGAACTCCCACACGTCTTCGTCCGTCCAGTCAATAATCGGATTGACAAGCGTTTTGTGTGTCCGATAGCACATCTCAACCATTCTGCGGCTCTCGTCGTTATCGGTATTGAGTATCAACCCACCTTTGCTTGTCCGTTTCGGCTCTGCGCCGCTCAAATCCGCTGTGTTGTTTAGCTCTTTGGACGCTGTTGCAAAAGTCACAAGCCCTTGGTTGTTCTTGCGGTTTCCACTTTCCGCCCACCTTACGCCCGTAACCACGACACGCCCTTGACCGTGCAGCTCTTTGAGGTGTTGGCAACAGTAGCGCATCAATCTCGTTGGCGGCATTTGCTTTTTGACAATCAGCTCTCGCATGGTATACTCAGGCTTTTCGATTTCTGTTTCTGGGTGATGCTGCCGGATGAAGCGTACAAGCTGCGGCGGGTCAATCGTCGTCGCGTTGTAGTGCGCATCAAACTTAACCCCTGCCATCTCGCAGAGCTTGACGACACATGAGCTGTCTTTCCCGCCGCTGTCCGCGACATAGTACCCATCTTCCGGCTCAAACGTCCGCAGCCGGTCTATCGCCGTCTGCACCTTGTCCCGCTTTTGCCCGAAAAGGTCATACTCGATAAGGCTCATTTCCCGTGCCTCCATTCACGCCCTCGGTTGATCTCCATCTTCGCCCGCACCGCTTTGTCAATGTCGATGCCCAGATATCCGGCGACGGACAGTGCCGTGATGATAACGTCCGCCAGCTCTTCGGTGTAATGTTCCGGCTCGTGCACAGCCTTGATGGTTTCCGTCAATTCGTCGCTGATGAGCCGCGAACAGTAAAGCCTTTTTATTACATCGCCCGCTTCGCCGATTTCAAGGCAATCCCACAGCCCATGTGCCACCGCATCACTGTAAATCTCATCGCGCAATTCGTTCAGCATGTTCTTTTCCTCCTATCAAAACGGCAATTCTTCGTCGTCCACCTGCGTAAATCCGCCGAAATCGTTGTGCGGTTGCGGCGCATAGGCCGCCCCGCTGTCTTTTCTCGCCGCCGTCGTGTATGCCCCCGGCGCGCCCTGTGTGCTGCTCTGCTGGCTCTGCGGCGACAGGAACTCCACCTCGTCGGCGACGATATCCCACGCCGTCCGCTTGCTCCCGTCCTTCGCCTCATACGTGCGGGTCTGGATGCTGCCCGTCACGGCCACTTTGCGCCCTTTGGCAAGATACTTGCTGCACAGCTCGGCCAACTGCCGCCACGCGATGACGTTCAGAAAATCCGTTTCCTGCTGACCGGTCTGCGGGTTACGAAAGCGGCGATTTACCGCAATCGTGAAGTTGCAGACCGCAACGCCGGACTGCGTGGATCGCATTTCCGGGTCGCGGGTCAGATTCCCGATCAAAAAAACCTTGTTCACGCTTTTGCCTCCAAATATTTTTTTATTTGCTCCGCAGCTTCGCACCATCCCCGGCACACCGCCGCGCAATAGCCTTGTTTTTGCAAGTCATGCAGCCATAGCTTTTGACAGTCGCTGACCGTCCCGCCCTTCGTCCGCTTCATCTCGACAAAAAGCCCGTGAAACTCTCTACGCGGGACGGGCAGGAAGATGTCAGGCACTCCGCTTTTCAGCCCTTCGGCCTTCATCCTGCCGCCCGTCATCCAGCTTCGTTTCCCCTCGTTGGGGATATGGAACATCAGCGCAAGCTCTGGGTATTTCCCGCTCTGCATCGCCGCCCAGCGGAAAAGGGTCTGCTGCTCTTCGGATTCAGTCGGCACTTGCTTTTTCATGCTTTCCTCCGTCATTGCATTTCAGAAAATCTCATGGTCGCGCCGTCAAAATACAGTCTGATTTTCCCGCATTCTCCGCCTCGGTTTTTGTCGAGGAACAGCAGCCTTTCCGGGTTGTCCTTGTCGTCCGGCGCGTGGAGAAGAAGCACCGCGTCCGCGTCCTGCTCGATACTGCCGGATTCGCGCAGATCGGAGAGCCTCGGCGCGTCGTTGCGCTCGCTTGCACGGTTGAGCTGGCTTGCGGTCAGGATCGGGATTTTAAGCTCCATCGCCAGCGATTTAAGTGCCCGCGTGACAACGCCGACCGCCTCCGAGCGGTTGCTCGTCTTCTGCCCCGCGTCGAGAAGCTGCAAGTAATCGACGACGATCATATCCAGCCCGCATCTCGCGCGGATTCTTAGCGCCATGCGCCTTATGTCGCGCACGGTTCGCGCCCTCTCGCTGATAAAAAGCTGCTCGGAAGGGATTTCCGCGAAACTCTCCGCTACTTTGACAATCTCGCTGTCGTCCAGTTCGTGACGCTCGATCTTGTCAGACGATACGCGGCTTTTCTGCGCCACGATTCGCCCGACGATCTCATCCGCGCCCATCTCGCACGATACCAGCAGGATTTTCCGGCCAACGTCCAGCGCCTTAACCGCAAGGTGCAGCAGAAACGCAGACTTGCCGACCGACGGCCTCGCGCCGACGACGATCAGTTTTCCGCCCGCAATCATCAGCGCCCTGTCGAGCTTGGGAAAGCCCGTCTTTGTGACCGGCTCGACCGCTCCGCTTGTCAGTCGCGCGTAGAAGCCGCAAATCGCGTCTGTGCCGCTGATTACACCGCAGTCGTCTGTTTGTCCGCTGAGCGCATTTAATCGCATCACAGCGCCGTCTAGCAGCTCTGTCGTCGATATTTCGCCCTCGTTCGCCGTTCGCGCTGTCTCTAGGCATGTTTTGACGATCTCCCTGCGCATTGCCGCGAGGCGGATGTTGTCCGCCTGCTGGTCTGCAAGCGCCGTCGTGACGGTCTCCGCCGCGATGGTGATTGCCTCGTGGAGATCGTCATCGCTAAGAATCTCTTCGAGCGTCGCAAGGTCGCAAGGCCGTCCCTGTCTCTCAATCGCCAGCGCCGCCGAGAATATACGTCGGCAAACGGGCACGGTGAACCAATCGGCTTTCAGCCCCGCGTCCGTCGCTCTGGTGTCGCCCCTGATGATCGCGCCGCAAAAAGCCCGCTCAGAGATCGCGCGTGTGGCTTCTTGGCTCGGGTCGTTCATAGTTTATCCCTCCTGATGCGTTCGGCGGTTTTTCCGTCCATGTGTAGCCGGATGCTTTCTCTTTGCGGAGAATCCCGGAGATATACCGCCAGTCTCGGCTTTTCTCGGTCGCGCCCTGAATCCGGGATATGGCCTTGAGCAGATTGTCCGCTCCATGCTCCGCGCGTAGGTTGTCCATGGTGTCATAGTCGCCAGCAGCGCTGACAGGCAAGCCGACACGCCTTGCGGCTGTCTCCACGTCCTGCTGTTCCTGCCGCAGTCGCAGCAGTTCGTCGTCGCCGATGTCGTCGTAGGGGGTAGGGGGTACGTAACTACTACTACTCTTATTCTTATTCTTATTCTTATTCTTATTCTTATATATGTCGGCTTTGCTTTCGTCTGCTTCGGTCTGCTTGGCTTTGCTTGCTTCTGCTTCCGTTTGCTTCGGTGTGCTTGCGTCTGCTTCAATGTGCTTGACGTTGCTTTCCTCTGCTTCGCTTTGGTTCGCCTTGCTTGCGTCTGCTTCGGTCTGCTTGGCGCTTCCGCCCTTCTTCCCGCTCGCTCGCTTGGATTCGAGCGTTTCGGCGCACTGGTCAATCTTTAGCTTGATCGTGTCCCAGATGTACCATTCGTGCGCGTCCTCATCGAAATCAGGCTCTTCGCCGCGATACGCATAGGCCATCATGGCCATAAAAAGCCGACCGCGCTCTTCGTCCGTATATCGCCTGAGCATCGTCTCAAACTCCGGAAAAATTTTTAAGTAATCGAGCATGAGGTTCTCCTTTCTGGTTGTAAAATTGTGGCAAGCCCCGGAATCGAACCGGGCGCGTGGGCAAGGTGCTTCGCGTCAATCTTGTAAGAACGGAAGGAAAGGAAGAAACCTTGACGAATAGGGGGGGTGTTGCACCCGCGCGATGCCTTCCATGCTTGCCATGAGTGCCGCCGTTTTAGCCCGACGGCAGGCCGTTTGTGAAACGTCTTTTTATTTGCCGTCTTTCCGGCTGTCAGAAAAAATGTGCGTTGCCCAAACCTTTTGAGCCTATTGTTGTTGGTCTTTTGCTCGTCTTTCCGAGCCGCCAGTGTGTGTGAATTTGCCTGCCCTGTGTCCTCCTTTCTGTGGGCTGTACCGTTTCAAGCGGGGGGTGCTTGTTACAAAACATGGATTTCTCCTGCTGCTCGGCGCGCGGCGGTATCGAGCCGCCACTTATCGCGTAACGCCGCTTTACGTCACGCGGTTGCTCTCCTGAGCTGCGCACCATGTGCAAGGGTTTAGCCCTTGCTTCTGAGCCTGTAAACCTTGGCGATTTTCTCATCACAGATTTGCGGGCGTATGTGGTATCTGTTGCAAAACTCCGTTGTGCCTATCGTGTGGATTTCGACGTGATGAGCGCGGCATAGGGGCAAGCATTTCCGACCGATGTGCTGCACCTCGTCCCTGTCGTTTCCCATGCCGACCGCGTCCACATGGTGGAAATCCGCCTTCTGTCCGCAGATGCAGCACTTTTTCCGCATCAGACAAGCGTACACGTATCGGTCAATGTCGTCCGCCAGCTTGATCAGCGGTACATGTGTCGGAATGTCGTTTCGGAGGATGAAGTCAATTAAATAGCTGATATACTCCTTCGCCGTCGTTACGTCGCAGTCTGACAGGCTGAACAGCTCTTTTTCGAGCTGTTGGAGGTGGTTTGAAACGAAATCATGCTTCATCACGTCCTTGATCTCGTCCTTTTCGTAGCCGACCGCCTCCGCAATCTCGCCCATCAGAGCATAAGCCTTGCGGCGCTGCTCCGGGCTGATTCTTCGCCCGTCCGGCAAGCCAACCTGTACCTCGTTGTATTGGCGCTTGATGATCTTCTCCATATCGCCGTATGGGACGAAGACCACCAAGCCGCCATCAACAACGTCAACGATCTTTCCCGCTGTGATCTCCATTCGGGTTCTCCTTCTGCCAGAGGAAGACAAGCTTCTTGTTTTTCGCGTTCCGAATCGCTAGGCCGATGATATTCCGCTTGTCATCGTATGCGATTTTCTGGACTTCGAATTTGTCATACGTCATCGGCTTTCCGCTGCGATTCTGCTTGATTTCTACTTTTTCGGCGGGAATCCATATAAACGGCGCTGTGTACAGCTCTCGTCCGATTCCCCAGTTCACGCAAGCCCGCTTGAAACTGTCGGAGGCAAGCCCCTTGTCGGCTTCCGTGTTGCTTTCCGTCCCTGTGTCCTCCTTCTCGACCCAAGTATTCAGGTTCGAATTGTAGATGGAGACGACGCAGTTTGCGTTGTCCCTGTTGTGACGGCGCTGCCAGTTGAGAGCGCCGACCGTTTCATCAAGGATGCACATGTCGCACCGTGCGTCCTTGTAAAGCAAGAGCTGACAGCCTTTTTCGTTGATCTGCGCAACTCTGATGTCGATTTCGGATGCTTCGAGCTTCCGAAATTCCAGCTTTCCGTCTGCCATGTTCACCACTCCCTGTCCATCATGTCGCAGAATGGGTTCTCGTCGTCCTGCTGGGTGTCCCAGCTTGCTTCCCGGCCTGTCAGGCGCGGAGACCATTTCTCGCCCGTATAGGCCATATACAGCGCCAAATCACTTGACATAGCAGCTCACCGTCTGCCGAAGCTCTGCGCCCTCGACAGCCTTTCCGGCCTTCAAGGCTTCTTTGATTTTTGTCTTGTCCGGCTCGTACTTGGCCGGAATCTCGCGCATGTACTCGCTGGTCAGCTTGCTTGCGTCGATGATCTCCGCAGACGGCGGGTTTTTTCGGAAGAAGATGTTCACCTTTGCGGTTTCGAACTTTTCACCGCCCAGCGATTCGCCGAGATACGATTTCAGCTTTTCAAGCTGTCCTTCATACGCCTTCCGGCGCTCCGCGATGGCTTTTTCTTCCTTTTTCATTGCCTCGATGAGAACCGCCTGATTCTTAATGTAAAGCCCGGTGTTCTCAATCTTATCCTCTCGCGCCATTTGCAGCGCGTCCAGCGCTTCCGCGCCGATGATCTCGCCCGTTTCCGTGTCCACCAGCTCAAATCCTTGAAGCAGCGCCTCAATATTCGCGTCGATCTGGTACAAGGTCATACCGTTCATTCGGGTCTACCTCTCTTTCCTGTTCTCTGATGATCTGCGCCCGACGGCGTGAAGCGGCTTTGTTCCTCTGCATCGCCGCCCACGCATCGTAGCCCATCAGCTCGGCGGCCTCCTGCCGCTCGAGCTCCAACAGCTCACTTCGCATCTTCAAGCTCCTTGATTCGCTTGTTCAGGTTCTTGACGTATTCCTCGATCATAATGAGGGGAAGCGCCGAATAGCCGAATTTGTACATCAGATTCTCCGTCTCTTTCAGCGCCTCCAATACCGTTTTCTCATCCATTCTTCTTCCCCTCCTTGTCCATTTCCGCGATGATGCAGACGATCAGCAAGATCACCGCGCCAGCGAAAGCCGCCGCCAGCGTGTACGCAAGCGCCATGCCCAGCCCTTCAAGCAGCCGGGCAAGAAATCCGATAAACTGCGCTTTAAGCATTGATATTTCATCCTTTCCGTGGTATAATAACCACGTCATTTTTTGTTCTCTCTGGCCGTTCCGCGCTGCAACGCGGGGCGGTTCTTTTTTATTTCACGGTTTCCCACGTGAACCGCCCGTTCTGTCCGTTCCGCCACTGTCCCAAACCCTTAATCGCGCCATAGTTCAGCGCTTCTTCGATGACGTTCCACGTCAGGGCGACGCTCTTTGCCGTCTTCTCGTTGGCGATCAGCGTCAGCGTGAATTCGATCTCCCAGTCCGGTCGGATGATCTCACTTGCCGATACGCTGACGCGCGGCCCTTGCATCGTCATTGCCCGCAGCGGCCTTTCAAAGATTTCGTCCGCATCCGTCACGGGCTTGCCGCCGCGTGTGAAGTGGATGTATTCCGGCTCGACCAGGATGAGGTTGTCAACCTTCGTCGTCGGGCTTCCGATCTTGATCTGACTCTTGATGACACCCAGCGCCTCCTTGAGGAAGCCCTTAATGACGTAATCAGCCAGACACAGCACGCCGTCGTCACGCAGGAAGACCGTCAAGCCTTTCTTTTCCAGTTCTTCCTTCGGCAACATTGCCGTCTGTTCTTCGCCCTTTTCCTGCTTTGCGGCCTTCGCCGCGATGAACTCACTGTGTACCTTCGGGTTCGCCGCCTGCGCACCTAAGATGCGCGTCATGCCGTGCAGACGATATGTCCGTCTATCAAATTGAAGCATTTGATACTCTCCTTTTCATTTTTTTATTCAGTTTTCGATTGCTTTGCCCGCGCAGGGCGTAACGAAACATTGCTACACCGTTGCATTGGACTGCCATGCTACGCCATAGCTTAACTGAGCATTGGAGCGCATTGCCACAGCCAAACACTACCCAGCCCCGCCATGCTTCACCTTTGCGCTGGTTTTCATTGCATTGCCGCGGCTTAGCTCGACTGTGCTTTGCCGCAGCTTTGCTCGACGTCGCAGAACTCCGCATTGCCTTTGCTTCGCTGCGCAACGCTTCACCGTCGCGAGGAATAGCATGACCATGCCTGTGCTTACCTTGCGATTCTCAGGCGCGGCAGTTCCACGCCGTCAAACCCGGCTTGATACTCAAGCCCTTCGGCCTGCATCAACTCGTACAACCTGCGCTCTTCCAGCTTGGTCAGCGTTTCCGGGTGGTTGATCCGGTTGTACAGCGTCTTTGTCGAGACGCCGAGGTTCAGCGCCAGCTCGGCCTTGCTCATACCGGACACGCCGCAGAGCTGACCAACCTGCCGCCGGAAGAGATCGTCTTCCGCGTCCCAATTCCGCTGGCGCTTTTTCATGGTTAAACCTCCTTATCAAAGAATTGTGTCCAGTCAACATTCAATGCGTGAGCAATCTTTTTCGCTGTGTCAACCGTAGGGTCGCACAGCCCGCACTCGATTTGCCAGTAGGACGGCTGAGAAATGCCGGCCATTTCGGCAATGTCTTTTTGTCTCAGCCCTTTCTCGGTGCGGATATCCTTTAGCCACTGTCTAATCACTTTATCACCTGCCTTAGCTATCGGTTATTTTCTTAGTTCATGGCTATTATATCATAGCTCAAGGCTATTGTAAATAGTTTTTAACTATTTTTTTTATTCTTTACCAAGATAGTTTTTAGCTATATAATGGTATAAAGGAGGGCTGAAAAATGAACAGAATCAAACAATGTAGAGAAAAGTCAAACCTTAGTCAAAAATACGTTGCCGTTGCTCTCGGCGTGGCTGCACCTTCTGTCAGCAACTGGGAAAGCGGGAAGACAAAACCCTCGATGGATAATTACGTTAATCTAGCGAAACTTTTCGGCGTTTCCGTCGAATATCTGCTAGGCGTGGCGGACGAGGACGAAAGTGAAGAAAAAACTCCCACCGCTACTAGCGATGGGAGTAATAAAGAATATCAAGAGGTTTTTAATCTCCTGAATAATTGGAATCGTCAACGCGCTCTTGACTTTGCAAAAGGTCTTTTAACAGCTCAAGAAGAAGCTCCTTCTGGTGAGGATTCAGTTTATTAACTACTTTCATAAAATCGCTCGTCAGCACTTCGTTTTCATTCTTCACAAAAATCACCTCATTATAATAGTCGAAGGAGTCCGTGCTGATGTCTCGCATCAACTCGGTTTATTACTTACTCTCTCCGGCGGCGGCATTTCAAGCGGCCTGCGTGGCTGAGATAAAACAATAATAATTATCATCGGCGTCCCCTCCGTTGCTTACATTATATTCCTGTGGGAAGGCGAAAAGAATATGAAAAGAGGGTTAAGAAAATGAAAAGAATCGTTGCTCTGCTTCTTCTGGCGTTTGCTCTTCTTCCCGTGCACGTCACGGCCGAGAACGAGATCGACCCGAAAGATTGCATCCCGTTTCCGGCTGACTGCAAAAAGGCAGAAGTCGCCGCCACCGCTCTATATGCTGTCGATGTTCCTAATCCTCAAAGTTACGATTGGAGTTCAAGTGCGGAAGCCCTGCACGTCACGGAGGACGGCGTGTTCTCCCTGTTTATGGAGAAAGGTACGTTGACAGGCGTTCCGAAGGACGGCAAAGGGGAAACGATCAAAATATCATTGTCCGCGCCTGTGCCATATTTTAGCTCAAAGAACATCGTTGTTGATTCGTCGGAAGGTGAAGAGCTGATCGTTGAAACAGGAAGCGGTTTTATCACTGTCGGAAGAAGCGGTGACGACTGCTTCACCAGTGAAGAAATTGAGGGAAGAAAATACGGGCTTGCTGATGCTTACCGAATCATGCCCAAAAAAGAGGGCAAGGGCGCAATCATCTACACAATAAACATGAGCAAGCAATACAAGATCAACATCATAGTCAAAAAGTCTGCGCTCATGTCTGAAGAGGAACGCCAAGCCCTGATAGAAAAGGCAGGGGAGAACGCGAAAATCGTCATCGCGGGAAAGAACGTGAATGTCCGCGCGGATGCTTCCGCCGATGCCGACAAAGTCGGAAGCATCAAAGCGGGAGAAGAAGTTATCGTCACTCAGCCGTATTATACGGAGAAGTGGCATCAGATTCTCTATGACGGCGAGCTGTGCTATGCGTCGGCAAGCTATCTTGTAATCAAATAAGCGAATATAGGCAGAACGAAAGAAGGGGCTAAGAATTGGCTAGAGACGGAAAACCGGGGTGCTTGTCCCGCATTTTCAAAGCATTTTCCTATTTTTGCGTTGCAATCGTCATTTTGGCGTTCATCGGTACAGTAAACAAGCGCAGTAGTGAAGACACAGCAGCGCAGGATGAATCGAATGCGCAAGTTGAACAGACGACCGGCGAAGAGAAAACCCCAGCGCCAACAAAAACGCCGAAGCCGACGAAAACGCCAAAGCCGACAAAAACGCCGAAGCCGACAAACACACCAAAGCCAACAAATACGCCGAAACCGACAGCAACGCCTGAGCCTGATACCTTGCAAGGATGGGCAGAATCCGTCGCGGAGCGTGTGTTCTTCCCCGTTGACAGCGGCATTTCAACGCTGATATCCGTGACGTGCGAACAGGTTGACGGAGAAACCGCGCCGATGGTTACAGTGAACGTCGAATTTCCAGACGGAACGAAGAATGATTCCCGCGTAAGCGCGTTTCTTTCCAGAGCGGCAAAAATGAACCGATATATGTCGGAAGCGGCGAAGGAAGGAAAGATCAAATACGGTTCTCTGCTTGTCATCGGATGGACGACATATATAGATAAGTACGGAAACGAGAGCGACGGTCACGCTGTCGATATTCGCGTCAAGGCCAGCGAGGCCGCAAAGGTGAATTGGGAAAATTTTTCTTCCGATATGCTACCGGGGATCGCCGTCTCTTTCGGTATCAACCCGATCATCCGCGACGGCCTGTCGCTCGAATATTATGAAAAAATCCGCAAGTAATCGCTTGAAATGAAAACAAGCGATGTTTTGCCGATGCCGACAAAACATCAGGTCGCGCTGAGCGACAAAAAAAGGCGCGTCCTGATGGGCGCGTCTTTTCGTTTTAGCCTTTCGTGGGGCAATATGGTACCGGTGGGTGCGTGAATGCGATGCCGTAATCCTCAAGAGACAACGAATTGCCGAAACAGTTCTCTGCCTTAAAGCATTCGATCGCTCTGTTAAAAGCCATCTTCTTTTGCTCGTGGGTAAGTTCTTCCGGGAGTCCCTTCAAGCAAGCTCGCAGATTCTCTACGATTGCAAGCACGATTGTGTTTTCATCCGCGTGCATTTCGTTTTCCTCAAGCATGACCTCCGGGAGACGCAACGCAAACATTCGATTCACATCTTTCATGTGTTCACCGCCTTTCTTTTTTTATCATATGCCGATTTTTGAAGAATATACTATCAAATAATTATCAAAAGGGGGATTTTTTATGGCAAAAGCAAAAAAGCTGCCGTCCGGCAACTGGCGAACACAGGTTTACCTCGGTAAGGATGCAACGGGAAAGCCAATCGTTGAATCCTTTACCGCATCGACCGCCCGTGAATCTGAGCGCCTTGCCGCCGTCGCTGCTGCCGATCGCAAGCGGAAGAAGAAGCAAACGCTGACGCTCGGTCAGGCAATGGACGAGTTTATAGATACTTGCCGTGTACAGGGCTATTCGCCGTCCACGATTCCGGCGTATGTCTCGATACGGGAAAACAGCTTTCCGATGCTTGTCTCTTTACGCCTGGATCAAATCACAGAGCGGGATATCCAAAAAGCAATTGACGCAAGGGCTAAAGATCATGCTGTGAAAACGGTTCGGAATGAGTTTTACTTTCTGCGCTCTGTTTTGGGCAAATATGCGCCTGATTTGAATTTGTCCGGGATTGTCATAGCCAAAAGGAAGAAGTCGAAGAAGCAGCTTTTCTCCGAAGGCTGGGCGCGAGACGTGCTGACCTACGCCAAAGAGCATTGGGAAACGGATTTCTATCTTTATTGTTGCTTCATTGTGAGCGCGGGCTTGCGCCCTTCTGAGGCGTATGCTTTGACGTGGGGCGATCTGTCCGCTGAACCTGTTTCCGCAATCAGCAGAGACGGGAAAGCGTACAAAATGGGGCTTTTAAGCATCGACAAGGCCACAGTGCGCGATGAATCCCGCTCATACGTCAGAAAAAACGTCACAAAGACAGATGCAGGAGAACGCGCGCTTCGTCTCGACTGGTCTTTTTTCCAAAACTTGTACGACTGCAAGCCACGAGGCGCTGACCACGCCCAAATACTGACGCTAAAGCCTAACCTCGTTGACTACCGCTGGAAAAAATGCAGGGCGGCGCTTGGGCTTCCCGGAAAGATGCGCTTTTACGATCTGCGTCATTTTTTTGCAACGTCCGTCGCCTACTCCGGCGCGTCCGAAGAAGAGCTTGCCCGCGTCATGGGTCATTCAACGTCCGCTTTCTCCCATCAGGTGTACGTCGAGCTTTTCCACGAACGGCAGGAATCCGTAAACGCCGAGCTGGCCGCAGGAACGGCGGCGCTCTACGAATCCATCAAAAAGCCCGTGTGAAATTCCGTGTGAAATGATTTTGCAAAAGTTCACACAGGAAAGGAATGACGATACACGAAATGAGTAATAATTTACACTGAATAAAATAGAAGGCAAAAGAAAAAATCCAGAAACCTTTGTGGCCTCTGGATTTCCTGTTTGGTGCGGTAGATGGGACTTGAACCCATTTATTCCTGTTGTATTTACTAGCTTTTTTGTTCTTCGTGTGAAATTTCGTGTGAAATCGTGTCAAAAACAGCTAGTTTCGAGATGCTTTCAGTTTCCGGATTGCTGCCGCGTATGCCTTCGGCGCAACGATCTGCAATCCCTGAATCGTGTCTTCCAACGCATCGACAAGCTCAGCAGATGACAAGCCTGCACACGCAGCGCGGAACTCGCTTTCCGGCTCTGCTGCCATCAAGTACGCCGAAACGGGCGCTTCCCTCACATCCTGCACGGATTCGCTTGCCATGTGCGCCCGAAGACCGTATAGCACCGCCAGGCGTTCAGCGTCTTTCACGCTCGTCCCTTCGCGCTTGATCTTGGTGATGGTTTCGTCGATCTCTTTCAGGTCGATCAATGCCGCTCACCGCCCGTCAGGCGTTGCGCAGCTCGTCCATCGCGCGGCGGATGATTTCGCGCTGTTCGCCGGTCGCGTCGCGCATGATCTCTTCCATCTTGCGCATCATGCTTTCTCGCCCGTCGTCGCTGCTGTAATGCCCGCGCACGTAATGCTCGCCGCGCCGGTCGTTGCGTCCATAGCTTCCGCGCACGTCAGCGCGCCACTCCGCGCTGTTGCTGTACCCTTCGTCCTCAAGGATTTCGATTTTATCAATATTTTTGATGGTGTCGGTCAGTTTGTGGACAGTTTCGAGGTCGCCTGGGTTCATGTCACGCTTGGCGGCGATTTTGTCCAGCTCATCGCAAAGCATATCGCGCAAGTCGCGCATTGCTTTCATGCTCATACTTTTCTCCTTTCTCACGCCTGCCGCGTGACGATCAGGTTTGCGTTGGCAACGTCAATCGCTTGCGCACTGGTGTTTTTCAGCGCGACGGTTACGCAGCATCCACGCGGCACATCGACAAACGCAGAGACGGAAACATTAAAATAGTTCTCGACCGCCGCAGGGGTGACGATAGCGACGGCGCTATTCAGCGTCTCGCCGTTTATCGTCAGCGCAACGGAGATCGCTTCAACCGTTCCGCCCGTCGGAATGGCAATGTTCCCGACGAAGTCCACAAAGTACCGCGCTCGGCACTGGTTCGTCAGGCCGCGAAGCGTTACGATTCCCGCGCCCTCTCGATGGACGATGCACGGAGAGCCGCCAATCGGCGTTTCGGTCAATGCCAGATTTTGGCCAGCCGCGACAAGCGCCGTGCTGGCGTTGGTATACTCAGCCATAGATTATCTCCTTTCATAAGAAACGGCGGGACACATTCGCCCCGCCGTCGTTGCAGAATCAGCTCAGGGCTGAACAGCTCGGTCACGCCGAACAGTTGCATCTCTTATGCGATTTTAGCAGCCACAACCGGCGTTAGCAGCACAGCCATAACCGTAACCGCCCGTGTAGGGGTTCGGCACCTGATACGCAGGGATGGCGACAGGCTGACGCAGCGCGTTGATGATCTGCGCAGTCTGCGCCCCCATCTCCGTGGTCAGAAGCGCCGACTGACGCTCCTGCGACGCGGCGCGGCGAAGATCGGTGTTTTCTGCCTGCAACGTGGCGATCTTGTCCTGCGTCAGGAAGTCGAGAATCGCGCGGCTGTTGGCGTTTTGATTGTCGATCACGTCGCGGGTGTTATTGTTAAGCGTGTTCTGGATGGCACAGAAACCCTGCTGCATCTGGTTGCGCGTGTCGCAAGCCTGAGTAGCGAGGTTGTAATTCACACCCTGAATCGCTTCGCGCGTCTCGCAGCAGCAGTTCGCCTGCTGCATCTGCATCGCAAAGAGCTGCTGCATGAGCGCCGCCTGCTGGTTGGCGCGAGAAAGCTCCGCCGCGCTGAAACCGCTATTGACGGCGTTGGTGATGGCGTAGGTGGTGTCACAAAGCCCGTTCTGGATGGCACGGATGCCGTTGTCAATACCGTTGATGGCAAAGCCTTCATTGATGTCTGCGCGGGTCGCGTAGCCTTGGAAGCCCGGAGAATTTGCGCCGTTATTGCCGAAGCCGCCGCCCCAGCCGCAGAACATGAAGAGGAACAGAACGATGATCCACCATGCACCATTCCCGTCTCCAAACATGCCGCCGTTATTGCGATTTCCGCCCGTTAACGCCGCGATATCGGCGGGGGTCATTTCTGAAGTAGTCAAAGACATTTCCACACGTCCTTTCGTTTTTTATCGCTAACCGTGCGCACGGATTTAGCCGCTAGAGACCTTCAAAAAGGCTTTGGAACTGGTGGGCGATGCCGTAGAGCTGGTTAAACTGCTGCTGCGTCATCTTGCCGCTGTTGAGTAGGCGCTGAACCTCTTGCTGCGGATCGCCTCTAAACTCAGATTTGAACCGCTTGAACTCCTGCGCCATCTGCTGAAACTGTCCCATCTGTCCGGGAAGATTCCGAGACATGCCCTGCATCGCATTAAACAGCGGGTTGCTCATCGGTTGCATCCTCCTTTTTTCTGTTCGGCTTTTTTGTCAGCGCATCGACACGCGCCACGAGCGCGTTGAAGTCGTCGCGGGTTACATACTCGGCTGATTGCACGGAAGGCTCGGCTTGCCTCGACGCTGTCCTCTCGGTGTAGTCAAAGATTCGCATAGACGGCATACCGCTTGCGTCCGCAGATTTGAGATAAAACGTCAAAGATTCGCTGTCCATCAGCAGAACGCCGCTTCCGGGGCTGACCGGGTAGCTTTTCGCCGCCGCTTCGCCTTGCACCCAGATGATTCCGCCGCTATTTTGAGCTGGCGCTTGCTGCGCTGGCTGCTGCGGCATGTATGGTTGTGATCTGAGCTGCGCGAGTTGGTCTTGCATAGGTGGGTAATAACCGCCGTATGGCTGCTGCCAACCTTGAATCGGATAGGCCATAAATCATCCCTCCCAGTAGTAAAGGGGCGTTTCGCCGCCGCTGTCCCATGTGTCATACCAATCACCGTCCACGACCGCGAGAACGTGTCCATTTGTCGCCAAAACATAAACGCCGCGCGGAAAGTCTCGGCAGAAATCCGAAACCGTGTAGCAGTCCGGGCACGTCTCCGGGATGCTGTGACGCTTGAAGCCTTTGCGCCTAAGATACGCGCCCCAGACGTGATTTGCGTTCGGCATATCCCCAGCGCAAAAGCCGTCAAGGCAAAGCGCAATGAAGACGCTTTCCCATGTTTGGCCTGTGGCCTTGCTTACAGCTCTAATTGCACAGTCGCCGACGCGAGATCGAAAAGGGTTTGGATTAAACGGAACAAACACGCTCTCACCTGCTTCTGCCTTCATTTTGGCATAAAAAAAGGACGTGCACCTATCAGATGCACGTCAGATTTATATCGGGTTTTTGTCAGTCCCACATGTGTTCGAGCGCCGCCTCGTGCCACTCAGTCTCCATGTCGCTGACGGCCTTTTCCCATTCCTCGCCGTCAAGGATGCGCTCGACGGCTTTTCTGCCTGCGCTGGCCTTGCGGTAGTTGGCGGCTCGAGAGTAGCTTTCTGCTCGGAGCATCGCGGCCGCCATCGGGTATTGTGCGCTCAGCTCCGCCGGATCGCTCTTGGGCTTTGCGGGATAGATGCCGTCGCCGCTGTGCACAGCCCGTGAAAACGCTTCGCGGTAGGCCGCCCACTCTTCTCTCGCCGCCTCGAGCTCCTTGAGACCCGGGATCGCGTCGCGGAACTTGTGGCGGCGTTCGGCAATTTTGTACTCTTCGCTCTTTTTCATTTTGTTTCCTCCGATCACGTTGTTTCCTTGTTCTTATGGCTATATTATAAACTGTTTTAATTTACTTGTCAAGCGATTTATAAATAATTTTTTTATTTTACAAAAAAAGAAGCCCCGGCCATCAGGCCGGGGATATCTTATAGTTTTGTATACGCTTTCAAGATTTTGTGGTGTCGCACCGCGCCATCATACCAGATAAGCGCTGGCTCGTCGCCCCAGTTGTCAAGCACCATCGGGAGCGGATAAACAACCCCGTCGCCAAAATTAACGAGCGGCTGACCGTAGCAATTCTCGCCGTCAACGTTCGGTACCTCCACGATGATCTCATCATAGATTTCGCTCTGCGGGCATGCCCACGTATAAACCGGCTGATATTCGTGCGCCAGAACACCATAAGATTTGTAAATTGGGATTTTCATGTTTTTTCTTCCTTTCCTTTTTTGTCGGTTAATATTTTGTTGATTTTAACCGAGCCGATCCCTCTTGCTGCCAAACTCACCGCCAACGAGGACGCGCGGCAAGCCCCTATACATTATCGCGTCTTCGCCACGCGAATCTACCCAGCGCGCACTAGCGATCTTGTCAACAGTCATCGGCGGATCATCCTGCCATCTCGCGAGGGTAAACTGCACGCCCTCGGACTGGATCACCGCCATCACTCCGATTTCCGGGTGCTCGACGAGGTAGAAAATGCCGTAATCGTCGATCACCGTCTCGGACACGATTGGGAGTGCCAGCGTGCATCCAGTCTCCCAATCATAGACGGCCAGCCTCTGCGCGTCGCCCCGAAGGTAGGCGGTCGAAACGCCCAGCGCGTCCGCCAGCGCAGGCAGAATCTTGTTTCCGGGGTTGCTCTGCCCACCCTCGTAATTATTGAGCTGCTGGGCGGATATACCCATCTTATCCGCCAGCTCCTTCTGTTTCAATCCGCGCAAGACGCGCAGCTGTTTAATGTTCATGTTTTTTCCCCTTTCCGTTTCTTGACAAATGTAATTAGTCGTCTTATAATAATGGTGTCTCGGAGGCGACGCCCCGAAGACGGCCACGAGGCAACGCCTCGTGTGGATTGAAACGTTGACTTATCTAGTGCAAAATCAACTAGGCAAGAGGAAAATCGGGGGAGCAATCTCCCGATTTTTCTTTTTGGCTTTTCAATATTTGGTCAATCTCAGAGATGCGAAGCAAAAGCCGTTCTCGTTCTGCCGCCAACGCCTCGCGGTCAATTTTGCACGATCCTTTTTTAATCTCAAATTCGATTTTATCGTCTTGCGATTTGTTGCGCTTGATTTCCTGTTCTGCGAATTGTAAGGGGACGTTATAAATCTCGACAACGCTACCAGCGGGAATGACCGTTCGCCAGTTTTTAACACTTCCGCCGCTCTGAGGCGCTCCTGCGGCGAAAGCTGCGTCAGGGCCAACCTGAGCGCCTGAATCTCTGCCGTATGCTCGAGCGATGACCTTGCCAAGTAGACAGTAAGCACTACACAAGGCCGACCGTTCCGCAGCAAAAGTGGCGATGACCGTAACTTTCTCGTTCTGCTCTTGATCGTCCTCGCCGTAAATCTCTCGCATGATTTTGCGTGCCACATCGACGCTCTGGGCATTGATGCGCCAGCGTTTGCTAGAGGCATCCCATCTGGCACCAATTTGCTTAATGCGCTGGACATATACCGGATTATACGGCGTTGTCAAGTATGCCTGATCATCCTTAATCTCGACTACAAATTTGCTCATCATGTACCTCCTTACATCTTAAACACTCGGCAAAAAATCAGGATTGACCGGGATTTCGTCGTCGGGGTGGCAGCCGTTCCACCTGTGGCGAAACAAACTGCCACACATCTCGACATGAGAATACGTGATTGTGCCCTCGTAATATCCAAGTTCTTCGTAGATCGCGGCGGCGTGATCGCGTGGCATGGCCGTCAGCCAGTGCTTGACGGCGGATTCGTTTAGCGTGTCAAAGATTCTGCGCGCGATGATAGCGAATTGCTCATCATCATCTGCGTCATCGGGACGGTTGCCCCATCCGCCCATCATTCGAGCGGCGGGCGTTAATGCGAAATCCATTCCGCCCGCGTATTCTTCTGCGTAACGGTTGACAAGCCGATCCTCGAGGTCGGAATCCCAGCAAACGGTGCGGGAATACTTGAGAGGGATCAGGGCGTCATCAATGCGCTTCTTTGCTTCGATAATAGTCATGTTGTTCCTTCCTTTCTGCTTTTACGCAGCGACGAGCGCGCCGGTCATGTTGTCGATGTAGCCGATCTCAAGATCGCGCTTGCGGTTCCAGGCTTACCCCAAAATCATCGGGTACCGTGATAACAGGGCGTCCGGGCTTGTCCTCCATGCGCTCACTGATACCAAGGATCTGGGCGCTAGGCTTGTACTGGGAAAAGTAAGCGGCGGCTTGCTCTGTGGTCTGGGCGTTTATTCCAATGCACTGGTAGACGTCGTTTCGCTCATAGCTAATGATGTACTTCAATTTTGTTTTCTCCGATCTGGTTGTTTTCCTTGTTCTTTATGTCTGTATTGTACATTATTTTAATTTACTTGTAAAGTGTTTTTCAAATTATTTTTATTTATTTTTTGCATTAAAAAAAGCCCCAGCCATCAGGCCGGGGTATTATCATCCGTATATATAGATGCAGACATTCGTCTTTTAATTTCGCGAATGCTACGGCTGACGGTCGCCGGAGACATGCCCAGCGTCATGCTGATCTGCACGATGCTGTAACCACGCCAGAGCAAATCAAAGACCTGACCCAGCCGGACGTGCTCGTCAAAGCCGCAGCGGCGGGCGATTTCTTCTTTCGTGCGCCTGTCAAAATCAAGGCGCACGGGAAACCGCCTCCCTTATCCCTCCTTGGGCTTGTCGTAGGTCATCGCCTGCGCGCTGTCGCTGATGCCCTTGGTCGTCGGGTCGGCGATCACGCCGATCATGCCCAGCACCGTCAGGATCGCGTTGACGGCAGTCAAAAGCGCGTCCTGCTGCACCGTCGGCGTTACGCCAAACAGCGCCAGCAGATTATAAACAAACGCGATCACCAGCGCCAGAAACGACGCCAGAAACGTCTTGTTGTGAAAGCGTACCAACCAGTTAATCCTCATACCTTGATATCTCCTTTTAAGTCTCGTATGTCATGCTGAAGCTCTTTGACCTCGCCCTCAAGCTTGTACGTCCTCTCGACGATACTGTTGTGCTTGTTGACCTTAGTCTCAAGCTGTTGAATGCGATATTGCATCAGCTTATTGGATGCAAGCACGCCTGCAAGGCTGCCGACCGCGCTTGCAACCGCCGGAAGCCATGTCATCAAGTCCACCTATCCGTCACCTCATCAGTCTTTTGTAATCCTCCACCGCCCGACCAGCGTCACATATGTGCCGTTGCCGTCGGTCAGCGTGGTTGTGCTGGCAGTCTCTTCGCCGCCGTCATCCTCCGCGTCATCTGCGCCTGGCGCGTCCTCGACGATGTAATCCGCCGACATGTAGCCTTCCGCGCCAGCCTGCGTCTTGCCGTAAATCCAGCCTGTCCCTGCCTCGCGCAGCACGTTGACACGCTCGCCGTCGTAGACCTTGCCGATCACAGCCGCTCGCGTGGAAGCGCCCTCACGCAGATTGACGTAACTGCCCGCCCTTTGCGTCTTGACCGTTGCGTTGCCAAACATAGTATCACCTCCCTCATCGTTATCTGAATAACTGACCGCCTTTAGCGGGGCGGCGAACGACCAATTTTGCGACACGGGCGACGCGACAAAGCCCGTCTTTGTGCTCTGCGCGTTGAGCACTTTTCCGTCGTCGCCCATCAGACCGATATGATAGACATCGCCGGGCTGCTGGCCAAACCAGCGGTTGCCGCCGTTGTCGCTATCGTCTCGCCACGCCCGCAACTTAAAGACCGCATAACCCGGTTTTGCCTTCGCCACAGGCACATACTCACCGACGCGCAAATGTGCAATGGAGTTGCTGCCGTGCTCGATGCTCGCGCCGAGCTGTCTGTACGCCCACACAAAAGCCCCTGAGCAGTCCACGCAACCCTCACGCGCTGCGCCCCACTCATACGCCCAGTGCTCGTCCAGCATGCGCCTAAATAGCGCGATAAGCGCGTTCGCCCGAATCATTGACACCCACCTCCCTTAGACGATTGAAAGGCCGTCGTCAGCTTCTTCCCTTTCTGCCGCGTCCAGCGCATCATAATATGCCTGCGCAAGGGCTTCAATTTCCGTGATGTCGTCCTCTGTCAGCAGGCCGCTGTCCAGATGGGTGTATGCCTTGTCCAGCCAGTACGCCACGTCGCGTCTGGCGGCGATCTCGCGCTTAATAGAGCGCAGGGTCAGGTCGTGCCGGGCTTTGCTTTTGATAGCCATATGCTTTCCCTCCTTTAGGTCGCAGTCATAGACGCAATCGCGTCCTCAAGATTTTTGATCACAATGTTGACGTCTCGTTGATAGTCCAGTTTCAGCCCCGCGCCGTCGCTCGCTTGCACCACGGTGTCGGGCGCGTAGGTAGTCAGCGCTTTGTAGGCGGCGAGTTCGGCGGGGGTGAGCGGGGTTTCGATGGGGGTGGCGATCCTGTATACAACTCGACAAGGTTTATCTGTAAAGTATTTAACCAGTGCAGTTTTTCGTTCATCCACGGTGCTTGCTTCGCTTAGTCCTAAGTAGGAGTTTTCGATTATGAAATCGACAGAATTATCTTCGACATAATTTATCGAGTTTATGATTCTACCCCATACATCACGCGCCCATGGCAGCGCTTCGCAAAATACGCATTTTTCGAGTCGCATACCTTTGCTCGTTTTTTGTGGAGTTGCTAAACGCGCACTTGTGGCTGCAGTAACGTTTGTATACACGTTCGTCACAGAAATACCATTTGCATTTTTAGCATTAATCACGAAACTTGCGATTCTCTGCACCTTCACTCCTCTCTCTAAGTCAATCTCATCGCACACCCACTGCTGTCCCTGCGGGTCAGTGTAGTTGCCGCCAGAGGTGACAGGAATACCGGGTAAGCCGTTAGAGGTGGGCAGGGTGAGAGTTTGCGTTTTGCCGTTCCCATCGCTCAAGGTCACCACCACGCTCCCGCCGTCACCAGCGCTCACGATAGGAACAGGTGCATCCGGTGTGGGCGTGCCGTCCTGCGTGCTCTTGCCGTACACGGTCAAACCGCGCAGCGGAGCGGCAAAGGCATCATCAACGGCAATCGGGTTGCCCGTCTCGCTGCCCACAAGGATGTTCTGCCGGGCTGCATCCGCCGCCCCGATGTTCTCCCTTACCTGCGCCTTTTGCGCATCATCAAGCGTCTGCGCCGTATACAGCACAACTTCCTGCGGCGCGTCTTTTCCCGGGTCGCCCTTCTCGCCCTGCGCGCCCGGTGCGCCCGGGTCGCCCTTCTCGCCTTTCGCGCCGGGGTCGCCCTTTTCGCCCTGCGGGCCTTGCGGCCCCACAAAGTCGCCGTTGTCCAACCGCCGCTGTACTTCGTCCGCGACCGCTTGCGCGGCGTTTCCCGCTCGTTCAACGTCGGCCAGTGTGCCAGTCGCTTTGTCGATCCATGTTTCAACAGGATCAGGCGCTGGGGCAGTTGCGTTGCCAAGAGACTCGCCGATGCGCGTACAGGCAATCGCGGTCTTGATGATCGTGCCATCCGCGTCTTGGATTGTGATTTGGGCTTGCCCGCTTCCGGTTTTATTGCCGATGTCCGCTCTCGTGATCTCTCACGTCAGGATACCGTCCTCTTGCTTCACCGCCGCCGGATACTCCGCCCGGCCAGGCGGCTTGACCGTGATCGACGCAATAGCATCCGGATACTGGCTCAATATGCTTTTTATGTCGATCAGTACCCGCGTCGCGCGATTTTCGCCGACGCGCCCAAGCAGAAGCGCTTGATCGCCAAAACGGTCAAGCGACAGAATGATATCACGCATCACGCTCTCTCCCCTTCGTTTAACTCAAGTTCAATGTAGCGCTCTTGTGTCACTCCGTCACGAGGTCTTCGCAACCGCTGTCAATCAGGACTTCCCTGACCTTCTCCTTGAGCAGGCGCGGAACCTGCGCGTAGGTCTTCTTGCCAAGCATAATCTGCTGTGCCCATAACATAGCCATCATATCTTCTTCCTTTCTGCTCATTATAATGAGCCGTCCAAAAATGTTAAGCATACACAATCTCGCTCATCTCGAGGATGCATTGCAGCAGGGTTTCGTTCTGGTTTTCAAGCGTCTTGATGCGTTCTTCCTGCGTCGGCTTCGGTTCTCCCGGTTCCGGCACTTCCGGCTCGACGTACACGCTGCCGTCGTCGGAGAGCTGCACCGCGTTGTCAAGGGTGCGGTAAACGGTCGTGTAGCCGCTGAAATCGCCGAGCTGGGTCACGCCGTCCATGCGCCACGTCGTAAAGCCTGTTGTTGGAGCGTCGGCGATACCACCAAGCTCAATAACATGCTCACTGTGTCGCGAAAACGTTACTTCCCGGATTTCATCCGAGGTGTTTATCTTGATTTTAATCATCATTATCCCCACTTACAGCGTTTTCCAAGTGACTTGTTTATTGCCATTTATCTGCGCTCCCGAGTATGCTGTTCCATCAGAAGCAACGCCCAAATAGTAAGTATCGCTGACAAAACTTCCCGGCCAACTGCTTCCGGTAATACGGATAAACCCACCATAGTCAGCAGGCATTGTATTCCCCTTATTTTTTTCGGTGTAAAAACCTCCTTGTTTCAATGATGTAATGTCGTTCTTAATGGTTTTGACAGCTTCCGCACTAGCTACTTTTTTAGACAAGTCCGTGCTCGCCATAATCTCTTCTAATGTCAGCGCGTCAGATTGATTGATTTTAGCGTCAACATCGGTCTTTAGCTGACTAAGCTCATCCCCCGTCGCCTTTGCGTCCGCAGCCTTTCCCGCCTGCGTCAGCGTCGCGTCCGTGCCGGAGAGCGCCCCCACATCCGCCGCCGTCGGCATCCAGTCGTCAGCACGCGCCCCAACGTCCGCTGCGGTCAACGTCACTTTCCCCGCCTCGTCCGGTGCCTTTCCGTTGATCGTCAGGCTCCCGATGTTCCCCGTGTCGCCGCGCGGGATCGTCAGCTCGATCACCGGCGCTTCCGCCGTGCCGGTCTGTTTGACGCTCGCCGCCGTGCCCGGTTCGCCGGTCTTGACTTGCACCGTGATCTGAGGGGTTGCGCCCGGATCGCCTTTATCGCCTTTCGACAGGCCGAGCGCGATATTGTAGTGCCCGCCCACCTCGGTCAGCTCTGCCGTCGGTGCAGCGCCCGCCGCAAGGCCGGTCGCCGTGATGGTCATGTCGTCGATCTTCGTTGCGGCTGCTGATGCTGCGGAAGCTGCGGATGTGGCCGCATTTGCCGCGCTATTTGCCGCTGATGCGTTCGTGTTAGCCGCGCTTGCCGCTTGCCTTGCGCTGGTTGCTGCGGAGTTTGCTGCCGATGCAGCTTGATTCGCGGCCTTCGCCGCCGATTCTGCGGCGGAAATCTGCGCCAGAAGCTCATCAAGCGACGGAATAACGTTTTCCTCATCGACAATCGCGTCCGTCATGCTGCGCACGACGTAGCCGTTTCCCCAAAATACAGACTTTCGGCTTTCGCCGATGGAAACCTTAATGATAAGGTTGAAGTTGCCGACGACGTAATAGCAGCCCTCCGTAATCGTGAGGGTCACAATATTGCCGCTGATCGTTCCCGCAATGGGAACGGTACACCCGTCTGCGCGGATAAAATAGCCCTGAGCGCTTGCACCGCTCAAGTCCATTTCTTCAGCGCCTCGATAGAGAGAAAGCTCGAAGATATGCGCGTTCTTGTCGCCTGACGCATACAGCGACTTTAGCGGGGTCATCTGGATTTCAGCGTCAACGTCAATTCTGCGCTTGAATACGCCGAGATTCAAGGGTCATCACTCCTTTACCAGCTTCACAAGCACGCTGCCGTTTTTGTTGCGCTGGATGGCTGCAAGTTCGATAAATCCTTCATAGGTTTCAGTTACACCGGGTTTTGTCTCGTCCGTTTTTTCGATTTTGCCGTTTTCTTCAAAGTCGGCGGCGATTTCCGACAGGAGACGATTATCGGCGAGTTCGATCATCAGACTTCCAGATTCGTCAGTCGGGCCGAACGCCCAGTTTACATCAAGCGTCTTGCCCTTGCTCGTCGTGATTTTCATTTTCTTCCTCCTTCTGAGCCTTTTCAATCGCGTCAACACAATTATTGATTGAGCGCATCGCTCCTGCAAGCAATTCAGCGTCAGCACCAAGCACATGGACACGGGCAAGCGCCGCGTTCACGTTGCGGAGAAGTATGTTGATTTTCATGTTTCCTCCTATGCCATCAAAAGTGTGAATGTGTCAGTGCTTACGCTGGCGCACTCGTAAAACTCCATGTTTGTTGTGCCTGACGGAGCCATTGCATACCGTTTTTTTCTTGTCACGCCGGTTACAACGGTCACGCTTTCCCAGCGCGCCTGTTTTCCTCCAATATTGATGCTGCTAATCTCCGCATAGTTAGCGCTCAAGGATTTAGTATTCAGTGCCGCTGTTGTCACGTATGAGCTGTCGGTGATTTTGATTTCTGCAATCTCCGCATTAAATTTGGACATCGTAACATATCCATCCAGCGCGATCTTGTCCGCCTTCAGCTCGATTTTGCTTTCTGCCGCGCTAATGTTGATTTCCGCACTTGAGACGCGCTCGCCTAGATCGGTAACGGTTTTGTTGTCTGCCTTTATCGTAACCAGACCACCACCAGCGGCAGTCGCAGAGATGGCGGCGTTCACGTCCTCAATCTTGTTGTGCCGACCGACAAGCATTGATACAAGACCGCCGTTGTCACTCGATGCGGTAATCAAGGCGTTAATCGTCTCAACGTCTCCCGCCCAATTTCCCGTGATCGCTTGCTTCGTCGCGTATAGATCGGCGTGATTCGCCTCAATCTTCACGCCCGCTTCTTTAACCCACGCCTCCGTTGCGCTGGTGAAAGAATCTGTCTTTTTAAGCATATCGAGCACGGATGTTTGCGAAAGCCCCGTTCCTTTGGATGTTCCGCCGCCGATATACTTTTTGGTGCTGTTCTGCGACGATCCGCCTGTAACGGTGTTGTCCAGCCGCACGAGGTCTTCCGCCGTGTCGCGGATGTTGCTTGCAAGCGTCAGCCTTACGCCGCGCGGGTCACCGTAAACGTCGGTGATGCTGCGCACAAGGATTCGCTCTTCCATCTTCACGTCGTAATCAGGGAGCGCAAGCCGGAAAAGTCGCCCGGTTCGGAAGGAATCGAGGCTTTCCCCGGTCGCGGTCGCCAAATCAACGCCGTTGATCTCAATGCTGATTCGCGGGTTTTTGTGGTCTTCGAGGTATCGCGTGATGTAGCTTTTCAAGCTCTCAGCGGTCACGCCCTCTCCGGCGGTGATCGTCTTCGTAATGATGCCCCACACGCTGACGGTCGAGCTGTCAATGTAGTGCGGTTCTGGGAGATTTTTGCAGTAAATCCGCGTGCAGAACTCGTCATCGGATATCGAGATGCTGACGCTTTCGAGGTTTCGGCTTAGTCGCCCCTCGCAACTCGCGGTCGTTTCGACCGGTACAACGTTCACCCGCCACGGGAAACCGTGCGTATCGTCAAATTCGAGCGCGTAGCCGTCTTTCTCGTCGCCGACCACTTCCGTCATAGCAGACAGGATGTTGTTGCAGTCATACTCATATTCGATGCTTGCACTTTTCGCACAAGTGCCTAGAACCCAAGGCTTTTGACCGTTTATAAGCGTCGTCTGGTTTGCCAGCATCGCCGTCAGCACTTCGGCGCATGTTCCGCTGTACTTCCCCTCGCCGGGAATGATCGCATCGCCGAGAATCGCCGCGCTGTGCTCTAGGTCAACGTCTCCTGTGATGACATAGCACTCAGACGCGCCAGAAACTCGGTAGAAGCCCGCACTGCCGTCGATGGTATAAAGCTCTACCAATGCGTGGAAAGGCGCTCCCTCGCCCGGAGGAAGCGTCATGGAAGCATCATGCGGCGGTACAAGCCGCTCGTTGATGGACAGCGTAACGGGATGGAGGCGGCACACCTCGCGGAGCTGCGCGTCAAGCAGACGCGGAAGCCTTACGCTCATGTGTAATACCCCCTCACGCCGAATCTCGTCTTCGCTTTTCCATCTGTGGAGACAGACAGCTTGCCAAACTTCCCGGCTTCAAGCCGTAGCTCGTCGCTTGATTCTGCCGTCCGCTTGCTCAGTACACTTTCGTTTCCGATTCGCGCGTAAAAAACGCCGTGCTCGTCCGTTCCGACTTCCAGCGCCGATCCGGAAGGGAGCGCAAGCCCGGAGAAGTGCAGCGCGGTTTGTCCGGCTGTCAGGTCTACGGTCGTGATCGCGTCCGTTCCGGCATTGGTCACGCTTGCCCACACGCGGGAATCGTCCGCAAAGCCCGGCGCAATCATTTGAGCTTCGCCGTTCCCGTCAACCGTCGCGTTTCGCGGGTATTCGCTCTCCCAGAATGGGATTTCAAAAGCCGTGAACGTCGCCGTCAGGCTGTTTGTCCAGCGCAGAGCGGAGAAGTTCGGCAACGTCTCGCAGATGACGTGCAGCCGCCTTTCGGGTCGGTCATTCGTCGTCAGAACGCCGCCGAGGATCGCCCACTCCGTCACTTTCTCCGCGATGAGGGCGCGGCGAACGGTGTTCTGCTCGTGGATTTCAAATTTTACCTCGACGCTCAGGCTGTTCGTCGTGCGCTTCGTGATTCGCTGTCCGTTTCTCCCTGCAAGTGGTGTCGTCACAAGATCGCGCACGGGCGAAACGGTGCTCACGTCAAGCACATAGATTGCCGGGTCGATGCTCGACAGATCAATGCCGTTCAACCGGCAGGCGTATCTCGTCATCATACGTTTGCATACCTCATAGCTCTTGCACCCTTTGCGATGTTGCGGCTCACGCGCTGCGTCACAAGATCGCCCACTCTATCCGCGCCCATGTACACGCCCACGCCGTCAAGCGCTTCGCGTACAGCGACAGCGACGGCTTGGCTGATGCTCTCCGCGCTGATACCGCCGACGTTTCCGGCGCGGTAGGCCGTCGCATCTGCGCGGTTCAGGACGGTTTCTCCGGCGTGGAGCTTGGCGACAAAGTTGTCATATGGCACATAGTCAAGGCCGGTCGCAAAGCTGCGCCCTGCACCGTAGTTCTTATCCTTTCCCCAGTTCGACGGGTTAATCCACGCGGAATCCCACGCGGCAGAGGCCGCGCCAGCAACGCCGCCGCTCTCCCAGCCCTCTTGGATGGATTTAATGCTCTTTTCGGCGTTTGTGGAATTAAGGCTATTGACAAACGCACTCCACGCGGATTGAATGCCAGAGACAAGACCTGCGACTGTTTCAAGCGCCGCTGTCACGCCGCTCATAAATCCCTCCGGGACGTGCGTGTTAATAAAGTTTGTAAACGCTGTTTTCGCCTTGTCCGCCCATCGCTTGATATCTTCCCAGTGCGTGATAATCAACGCAAGAACGCCGGAAACGAGCAGAAGAGGCGATTTCATGGCAATCCACGCGGTAACAATGCCGCCAAGAACAGTCCCCGCCGTTTGAAAAAGAGGATCATCAACAAAGGCGCTGAAATCCTCTAGAAATCCCTCTACGTTTTCGGCTGTCTCCTTGTCAAAGCCGTTGAAGAGCAGCGTCAAGAAGTCTACAACGCCCGTGAAGATCATACCTGCAATGTTGCCGAATGAGCTGGCAATATCAAAGAGCGCCTGTGCGGTGTCGCTCGGCTCTTCTTCGCCGCTGCTCCACGCCAGAATCTTATCCAGCAGATCAATAACGCCGTCAAAGACATATCCGGCCATATCGCCGAGGCTTGACGCAAGCATGCCAAGACGCATCTGCACGGTTTCGTCAGACAGAAACTCGCTCAGCTTTTTCACGACTGGCGTTAGCGATTCGTAAAACGGGGCGCCAATAACAGCCAGAACATCCTTCCAAACGCGCTGCAAGTTTCCGACGACGTTCACCCAGCCGTCCATTTCACGCGCTGCTTGCCCGGTTGCGCCGCTCTGGTCATAGATTTCTTGCGCAACGTTGAGCATGAGATTCTGTTTCTGCGCTTCGGTCAGATTCGTCCATTTCGTGCCGTACAGCTCGACGGCCTTAGAGTTTCGCTGGCTTTCCGACGTAAAAAGGCCGATCGCGTCGCCCGCCTCGGTATTGCCGCGCAGGAAAGAGCGCAAGCGCACGTCTGCGTCCTCAAGGCTGATGTCGTAGTATGCCGCCGCGTCAGCCGCGATGCGGGTATACTCATCCATCATCGAGAGCGCCCCCGCCGCGTCAATGCCTGCACCCTTGAACTGGCTGAACGCCTTGGTGCCGACCTGCTGCAAGCGCGTTGCAAGAATGCCTGTGTCATTGCTGACGCTGGCGAGAACGCCGTTCGCGGCTTCCTCGATACCTTCAAACGTCGCCGCAAATTGCGCCTTTTCTGCCGCCACGTCGGCGGCGGCTGTGACCGCATCCTTTGCAAAGTCCGCAATCGTCGAAAATGCTCGCTTTACGCCGTCTGCAATCAGCTGCGCCTTCGCAACCATCCACGTATCGAGCTTTTCAAAGCCCTGCTTTGCGCCCTTGATGCCCTGCTCGTATTCTTTTGAATCAAGGCCGATCTTGGCTACAAGCGTAAACAAATCCATGCTTTACCCCTCCCCTCTTGCTTTTTTCCTTCTTTCGTATTCTTCGAGCAGGTCATTGATGATCTCCCGCCCTGTTCGATTGTCCTGTTCCACCAGCCCGACAAACTCTTCATAGCTCGCAGGTTCGCTCCCCATCGCCTGACAGATGACGGAAAGCATCTTCGCGCTGTACACGTCGCCCAGCCATTTTTGACGATCATCTGCCAAAAGGTCAGAGAGTGCCGCGATTGTCGGCGGTGCTCCGTGCCTGTAAATCGCCGCCGTTACGGCTTTTCGACCGTACGCACGGACGATGTAAAAAAATCCATCAGGTCGGGGTCTGCGAGCGCGTTTTTCAGTTCCTTGATGGTCTGCATGCCATTCTGACTGCGGATTTCCTCAACGGTTTTGCCGTTGATTGCCGCCAGAATCGCGAACGTGTCCTCCCGATGATCGCCCAGCAGCAGCGGAATGAACTTGCCAATCATCATGGATGTCTGCTGGATGTTGTTCATGCCGCTTTTGCTCAAATCGGCGATTTCCTGAAAGGTTTCTGTCGTCTTCTTGTCAAAGCCGATTCTCTCAAGCGGTTCTGCGATTTTGCAAAGACAGACAGACAGCTCTTCGCCGTTCATTTCCGAAAGTTTCATCTCATCACCTCAAAAAAGAAAAGCGCCGAAGGCAAAGCCCCCGGCGTGTTGTTACTGCGCCGCTTCGTCAAAAAAGTAGATCGCGCAAGGCGCGTAATCGTTATTCTCCACGGTGTCCTGATAAGCGTGGAACTCGACCGGGAGCGTTCCCTCGCCCTTGTCGCTGAAAGTCAACGTCACGCCCGTGTTGTTCAGCGCGTTGTCAAGCGCGATGGCGACAAATCCCTTGGACGTGTTGCCAAACCAGACGAGGTTCTGGATATAGTCGCCGTCCTCGATATTGGTTCTCAGCTTGATTGTGGTCTTTTTGCCAGTCGTAAAAGACTTGTCCTCGGTCTTCTCAGCCGTGCCAAGCGCAAGCGTGAAGTTATCCGGCGTGATCTCCATAAGCGTCGCGGTCAGCTTGATATCCCAAGCATCAATGACCGTGCTGCCCCTGAACTCATACCGCTTGCCGTCCGCTTCGATGCTGCGCATGGTCGGAGACGCGGTAAACGTGCCGCCGCCTCGCGTCGCGCCCAGCGTCTTTGTGCCGTCCTTAATGGCGGCGAAAAGCGCTTCTTCGAGCGTGCTGTATTCGGTGTAGGTACTCAGGTCAAAATTTTTGAGAAAAGCGCCCGCGTTGAGCTGCAACCGCTCGAACGTCTGCGGTCTGACAGCCGTAACAGGTTTGCCCATTTATATCACCTCGATTGATACGAATTGATTTGAAAATTGAGATACGCGACTTTGATCTCCGGGTTTGCGATGGGCTGATACTGCACCAACGGGTCAGCGGGGCGAATGGCGACATAGCCGTTCGCCGTCGGAAGCATGAGCAGCTCACCCACCGCCCTTGTGATCTCGTCAACCTTGGCGCATATGCCTTTGTAGCTCTCCGACCGATACCACACGCGCGCCTGATGGCTCGCAGCGTTTCGCCAGTCCGGCTCAATGACGGTGTAGGTGATATACGGGAGTTTCGCGTTCTCTGGCACATTGCTTTCTGGGTATGCGTCAAGATCGAACCCGGAATAAAAGCTATATAGCGCCTTTGCCGTCTCGGTCATTAGCGCCTTTGCCGTCTCGGTCATTAGCGCC